CTTTGGCCTGTTGCGCAGCCAATTCCTTATTGCCTGATTTTTTGATGGAATCATGGATGTCTTCGTTCAGTTTTGTAGCCAAATCCTTATAAACATGTGCGCTTTGGCGCTGCTCTGCATCTGAAGAGTTTTTAGCAATTTTAGAATAGGTGTTAAGTTTTGCCTTTAAGCGCTGCGCTTCACTAATCGTTGGGACTTTGGTAATTTTATTTGCAGTATCCTCAGGCAAACCTTTTGAGTATGGGCCTTTATAAGTGGTTAGCTTGTTAAATAATTTGGCAACACCGGGTTCATATTTAAGTAATGTTAAATCGCTGATATTTCCGGCATGCTCATTAACAGCTTCTGAAAACTTGGGTGCTTCCATTTTAAAATTAGGATCATTTTCAGCGATTTCATTACGCTTTACATAATCCTGATTTTTAATCGACTTCTCGTCACTGAATTTATCTTGTATATGTTCCACTAAATCCTTTGTAGCCGTTTCAGGATTTAAGTCAGTACCAAATATATCTTTTAATGCAGACTCGCCTTCGCTAGACAATTGGACCTGAGCATCATCAAGGGCCGACATGCCAAGGACTTTCATTAATGCCTTTTCGGCTTCTGAGCCAGTTTGCGATAAAAGCTGTTCCATTTGCTTGGAGGCGCCAGAAAATGGCAGCTTTGCGATCACATTTTCATATAATTTTTTAAGACCACTCGACGCAACAACATCAGGTAATGCCGTTTTGGTGCCTTTTGCAGCTTCAAGATTGGCCTTCAGTTCTGCAGGTGATAATGTTCCACGTAGAGCTTTTGATGGCCTTAGGCGTTCAAGGATGTTTGCTCCAACTTCTATTCCCGTACCAACGCCTGCATTCAGCAATGCTGCTCTTAACGCATCCTCTGGCATTTCATCAATATTTTTTTCGGGCATAACGGTAGAGCCAATTTCAGCACCAGATAACAAGCGCCCCAAAATAGAAGAAAAAACTTTGGGCGATTTGGGCATAAGACTTGCTATCTCAGAAATCTGCGCATCTTCACCTGCAATTGGTATGGCAGTTTGGCCTGCGCCACGTAATAACTGTGATGCTAAATTGGTTCTGCCGGAGCCAATAGGGGACGTGTATTTTTCAATATCGGTATTTAAGACGTCTTGCTTGTCTTGACCACTTAAAATATCTTGAGGAAGTCCAAGGGCGCCTAGGACGAGTGATTTCAAAGTCGAATCATCTTTAAGTGCGCTAGGCGTCGCTTTATCTTTTAGTCGCTCGACATTTTGAGTGAGCGCTAATGGGGCTTCTACCACACCTTGAGCAACATCTCTCACATCTTGCTTGGGATGTGTCGGAATAAGCCGGCTAGCCAAATTTTCTGTTTGCTTTTTGGCTTTGTCGAAGGCAGATGAAGCGCCAGATTTTGGGGCTGGCGCTTTAGTATCAGGATTAAAATTTATCTTCTGATAAAATTCATCTTTTGGCATGTCAGAATAATATTTAGTATGCAAAGCATCAGCCAACTGCTGGTCGCTAAGGTCAGCATATTGCGGGTATTTGGTCCTTATAGATGCAATATTGATATCAGCCATTAACGTATTCCTAATGGGTCAGATGTATTTAACGAAATATCTTCAGAGCTTTTATCGCCGCCAGCATTAGCTTTAGCATTTGCAATTGGCAAATTAAGCAGGCTTGTGCCGACTTGATTCCTAGCCCTATTAATCTCATCAAAATACTGGTTTAAACGTTGATTGGCGTAATAACGCGATTTTTCAGAAACATGGGGATATTTTTGCTGGATATACTGTTGTGATTCATGAACAAGCTGATTAACAGCTTTAATACCTGCGGGACCACCTGCCATCGCGGTACGAATCAATGCCTTTTCAAACTGAATGGCATTTCCAGCCATGAAGTTGCCAAGACGTTTTTGCGATTCTTCGTAGGATTTAGAGCCGTCGTCAATCTTCATTGAATCACGCACGGCCTGAAGGGAAACACCACCGTAGGTGTTGCCATAGGGTTTCAGATCTTCATCTGACATTTTGCTGATTTTTGAAAGCTCATTTTCGGCTTGATTACCACGTGTTAATTGCGTGGCTAGTGGTGCAGTCGTTGAGTGCAACACCAAAGCCCCCAATGCTTGGCTTAGCGTGGGATTCATAGGAGCCAACTTGGTGCCATCTGCTAATTGCGTTTGACCAGTTTCATAAGCATTTTGCGCATCCAACAATCTTTTTGGATCATTTTTTAGCTGTGGATTCATTAATGAAATCAAGCCTTGCGCATTTTGCTGCAATTGCTGAAACACGCCACGACCAGGACCGCCTGAGTTATAGAAGTGAGCCATCGCTTCTTTTTGGTCGATGCCAGCTTTCTGGTTTTCAGGTGCAAATTGATTGATGATTTGTTGCAGTGCGTTTTTTAACTGCGTCGATTCAAGTTGTTCAGCGGCTTGGGGCCCTTTATAGGGTAGGACTGCGGCAGCCCCCTGATTGGCTAATTGTGTCGATTGTAAATTAGCAGCCGCTTGGGGTGCCGCAAACGGTAGTAAAGCTTGTTGCTTTTTTAAATTCGTGCGATTAAGGGCAGTTTGCAACGTGCGATTGTAGCCTGTCAGCGCAGGATTGGCCTGTTCTGGGCTTAATATAGGAAAACGACCTTCACCGATACCGATAGCCATAATATTTCCTTACAATTTGCTCACCAGGTCGCCAGCCATACCAATTAACCCACCTATGTGTTGGTTTTGATTGGCTGTACTTGCATAACCTAGGTTTGCTTGCTGCATTAACACTTGCGCTAATGTTTGTGCTAATTGACTTGATGCGCGATAGCCTAAATTTGCTGTTTCTTGCTCCCCATGAAGCCCGCGTGTGTAAAGATTTTGTTCGCCAGCAAGTCCTGCACGTCCTATTCCTAATGCCATATGCATAAATTTGTTGAAATCTTCGTCAGTTAAACTTGTTGCCAATTTTGCAGACTCGTATTGGTCTTCGGGTGTCCCCGTCATACCGCCGGATGCTGCCGCATTAGCTATTGCTTGTTCGCCTTGTTGTTCCTGAAAGCTGGCGCCAGGGCTCATGTGGTATTGAGAGCCAATTTTGCCAATCACTGAAACTGGATTAGTGGCCATGGTTCGATATTGTTGCTGCAATGGTTGCCCATTTTGTAACAACATACCGTATTGATTTTGCGTGGCGCTAAGGGCTTGATTGCCTGCATCAACATAAGGCTGGTATAGAGGCGTTACTGTACCTGGAATTTGACTAACATAGTTCTGCGCGGTATCAGCTGGATTTTTAAATATGGCCATAATTCACCTTTTAACTATTCGTGATTGGACGAAATGTCCCATCCGCTAATCTCACTAGAAGCTGGCCATTGGGATCATCCATTGTTCCGCCATTCACAGCGCTGGTATCAAAAATCAATGTGCCAGTTAATGCCTTGGGCTCAATCAAGCTAATATCACCAGAATTTTGGGCCGATATTTGAAACCCTTCATTACCCACACATTGACGCAGCGCTTGGGTTAAAAGCACAAAAAAATCGCGCCAATTTTCAGTTAAATCATTGGTTTCTGGATCTAATATGTTTTCGTCAGGAACAATAGGAATAGTCGCCATTATTGAGATACTCCTATCGTCCCATTTGATGGAACAAATTTGCCGTTTAAACCGTGAAATCTAAATTGCAGCGTTAAATCATTTGCGTATCCCAAGTCGTCATTCCATGCAAATAAACTTTGACGACGACCAATAGGCTGCATTTCTTCGGCCCATGCATTGCTGTAATTCACGCCACCATCTACTGATATCGTTAAGTCAACGCGAGGAATGTTATCGGTATCGCCAACGTTATAATCAAAGTTACCTTGCTCGATAATGAAAGAGGGATTTCTCGATATAAAAGGCGACTGGTCTGGCATCGTAATAGCCGGTAATACACGAATTAATGGGATTTCGTATTTATTGCCATTCCCGTAATCATAGAATGGATAATTCACATCAAGTTTGTAAAGACCACCATCTTTAGCGCTTACAAACCAATATTGGTTATTGAAAAAAGCTACCTGTTTAACCGTAAAAACATCCATATTTTCATCACACATGGTGAAAAATGATTTCGTATTAAAATCGTAAAGATAGCTTAAGTTATCTTTTGGCCAGCTTACTAAATAACAAAGATGGCCTACTAATCGCATCATGAAACCAAAGCATTCTGTTGGGTGAGTCAGTTCTGATATTTTCTCATCGATGCCGTCTGTGGATATGCGCTCAGCGGCATTTCCAAGGGTATACATAATCGCAGGTCCTGATTCTTCATTGGACCCGACCCAACACACCATATGTTCGTTGGCAGCAAGGGTTGCTGTATTTGTCAAACCATAGTCGATATTCGTGGACTGATCGCGCTGATAAGGAAATAATCTTGCGCCTACATCCTGCCAAATTTCACCTACATTTTGCCCGAAAACCAAGAGCTTGTTGCCGGAGCCTGGAAAACGAATCACGCCGCGAGCAAGACCTGGTTTTGTTTCAACAGCGCCGACATGCTGCGCATCATCAGGCCAGCTCAAACCACCTGAAGGCGGTAATGCAGATAATCGCCATCGATTTGAATTTAAATCGACCGTAATAAATCGACCATTTTGAAAAGTAATATTTCCAGGGGTGAAACCTAAATCATTAGCAGGCGTTAATGTGGTAAAACTAGGTGGGCTACCCACCTCATAAACATAGAGATTCTTTTTGTCGCTAAATACCAGCTGACCGCCGTTATTTTCATTAATGAATACATCTCCGCTATTGGTTGCAGTTAGGCCGACAAATTCACGGCTTAATCCTTGTCCGATATAAAATATCTTGTTATCAATAACGGCAAATAATCGATTTAATGTTTGGCTGCTGAATATGCCGCGGCCAACTGAAGTAGAAGATCCAATAATAAAAGGCGTCCAACCGCCAAAAGGAACGAGCCAGCCGTCAGATATGATCATATTAAACGTCTGCTCACTACTCATTTTGGGTGTACGACCAAATTTTGTAGAGCCTACAATGGGTAATTGAATGGTTTGTTCAGATGAGTTCTGCCCTATCATACTGGAACCCATCCTTCGCCAATATTATAGTAAGCCCATTTTCTTTGTGCACAATTTCTACGTCCAATCAATGGACGTTTTCTTATTCTAAAATCAGGGACAGAAACTGAACTTAGCTGGTCTTCCATATTGCTCAGCATTGCGGCTTTATCAGTCGGCATCGAAATCCGATAATCTTGACAAATATATCGCGCTAATGCATATCGTAAATATTCAATATAAAAATCATCATAAACTTCATCTAAATCGGTATCATTAGACACGTTTGTCAATGCAAACTTACCCATAATATGGGCAAGCCATGAAGATTGAGGTTTGAAATATATTGATAAATTTGTCCCGCCTTTTGTTCGCTGCCAATTCCATGTTCCAGGAAGCGCGCTAATGCCAAGGGGACGTGGCGTTGCGAAATATTGAAAACGCTTAAGCTTTAGTGATGAAAAACGAACACCATCCATATCATATGTAAAGCTTTCAACATCGAACAAACCAGGAATAAAATATTCTTCTTCACCTGCTTCCAAGGGCAATGATGCCAGTTGATAATAGGGAATAAATTGCGTACTCATTGATTGAAATGACAGCAGTGAATTTAATAGGTCAAGACCATTTTTCAGTTGTGGCCCAGAGACAGTTTGTAACTGTCTAGATACCACTCCTGATAAATAAAACGATCTCGATATCAACTCCACTGCTGTATAAGCCATTTCTCACCTTATACGAATAAATCAAAGCCAGCGACATTAATAGCTGCAGCATCGCCACTGTTTGCCACTTTATAAGCAACAGATGGAACAATAGCAGCACTAATCGTAGCAAGCCGTGAAGTGATTGGGTCTGTATTTGTTACGGGTACTGAACTAACTTGACCTGTAATTAAACGTTCATATCCAGTAGATGCAGGTGGCGCTAAACTCAATGTGCGAGAAGCAGCACCTGGAGTAAATGCGCTGTCAATATATACAGGTAAATTATCAATCTTAGGCACTTGTGTTACTAAGTTGATGTTAGTGTAGCTTGTAGCATTACCTGCCGTGATTGATGTAGCAATTGGGGTCCGGTATTTACAAGTACGATAATTTTTTGTACCTGACCAATCAAAAAGAACAAAATGTGAACTGCCGTCAGTAGGAATAGCGCCAACTAAACGATATCTACAATAATTTGAAGGCATTCGTGGGCCTGTCGCTGGTCCTGTCAATGATAAAATTAGACCTACGGGATCACTTCCTAATGGATTAGCAATGACATAGATGTAATACATTGAACTTGCTGCCAATGAGCCTGTATCTAAACCATTTAAACCATTTACGGTTGCATCAATAGTCGTTGTTACATCTGCATCTTGGCTGTCGATAGCGCCCTCGTAATTCCCTAAGTTCAAATCGAAAGTATTCGTACTGTCACGGCACATACCGGCAGTTACATCAATTTCGGTGTTGGGCGTGGTCGCATTATTTGAAATCAAAATACCATCGATTTCTAGATAAGGTGCGAAACCGAATGGTTCATATAATCTGGTCATGAATGAATTCCTCTTAATAATACAATATAAAGCGCCCGCTAACGGGCGCGATTAAAATTAGCTCAATGGAATAACAATTCGCATAGACTGCTCTGGAATCAATGTAGAACCCCACATTTGATCTCGAACATATCGACGATTATTGCTACCAACACCTGTTGCGCCGTAATAATGCCGAATGCGCATACCACTTTTTGGGTCAAATGCGTTAGCAGTTGGCCATGGTTCCTGGCTAGGCATTTCTGGCATAGCTAGATATAGCGGGTTACCAGACATGATCACGCCTGCTTGGTGGCTTGGGATAATAAATAGCTTCATTCCAGCAAAAATAGGCTGATTAAGGTTTTGGTTCTGGCCTGTAGCCCATGAGAAACCTACATCATTTGAGGTCCTTATTTTCAGAGTGATGGTGCCTGAAACCAAATTAGCGTCTTCTTTAATCAAGCCCTGCAAAGGAAGCATAGTTTCTTTGTGACCAACCCATGTCAACGTATGCATATTTTCAAAACCACTGACGTTATCGACAAACTGGAACATATCACTAGCTTTAGCCGCATCAGCAACAGTAGCACCACTTAATGCGCCATTTGATGTACAAGTAATTTCAGTAACATTTTGACCCGTTGGATCGTTAGTACTTACCACTGTCAATATATCCGCGCCGTTATCTTCGTTTCCGATAACGCCTGCATGATGAATAGGTAATAAGTTAGATATATTCCAATTACATCCTGAAAATTTACCGACTTCCCAATCCTTCACCATTTGATTGTTACGTGCAGGCGTAAATTGGTTAGCGCCAGTATTAACAATTGCGGTTTGAATATTTTCAGGAAGAATGCCTGATAATTGTGCTCTCGCCCAACCAAACTGTTTAAATTGGCTAACCGCCTCTGCTAATCTTCCGAATGTACTAACAGACGTTCTTCCGTTTCCGAAAAATCTAAA